TGTAGCCGTCTCTTTCCTGGGTACACTGGCCTGCGTTGTCCTTCTGCTCACTTATGACCTCGCCAAAGACTCTTGGAAGAGAAGGCAGAGAGCCAAGGCCCTACGCGGATGATCAGCAAGTCCCAAAAAAGATCCAGTCGCCAGTGGGCACGTAATCGCAGGAAAATCGCCAGGTCCTACAGCCACAGAGGACAGACAACAACCACGGTCTTGCCCATGAACTTTGTGGCCAGGACAATTGCAAAGCTCATGGGTGGAAATGGATCCAGGGGGTCTGGGGAATGAAATATAGAAAGAAGCCAGTAATAATAGAGGCCATTCGGTTCAGTTCGGGTATGGATGCGGATGACATCTCGAAGTTCGTGACCTGTGATTGCGACTTCACATAAGGCGATGGTGAGCAAGTCGTGGCCATGGATATTCACACGCCCGAAGGCGTCATGAGCGTGTCGAATGGAGATTGGATCATTAAAGGGGTTAAGGGTGAATTTTACCCATGCAAGCCAGACATTTTCGAAATGACCTACGAGCCCGTATAAAACGCGAAAGTAACGCGATATGGCTTACGGAAGAAAAACTGGAGGCAGAGATTTTAAGAAGGGTAACCCTGGTGGTCCAGGACAACCCAAGCTGCCCGAGGAAGTGAAAATCATTCGCCAGTTGAACAAGGCCGAGTTCGAATCGCTCACCGCCAAATTCCTGAATATGAATCAAGAGCAACTCATCGAGCACTTGAAGCGCCCCGAGACCACAGCCTTTGAACTCATGATCGGAACCATCATGGCTAAAGCCATCAAAGAAGGGGATGAAAAGCGTCTCGACTTCTTCATGAACCGAGTAGTGGGCAAGCCCCCGGTTCTTCACGAAGTCAGCGGCAGAGATGGTGGTCCGATCCGTATTAGTCCAGAAGAAGCCATGACCGAGGACGAACTGGACGCAAGGGTGAAGCTGTTATTAGATAAGGCTAATGCTGAGTCGCCAGGAAAAACAGGAGCTCGTCCGACTAGAAAAGCAGCAAAGGATTCGTAAGGCCAGGACCAGCTACCTCGACTTCATCACCTACACAAAGCCAGACTACGAAGTGAATTGGCACCACGGCTTGACCGCGCGGTACCTGCAGGACTTCGTCATAGGCAACATCCGTCGGCTCATGATCTTTGAACCACCCAGGCACGGGAAGTCTGAGCAGACGAGCCGAAGGCTCCCGCCATACATCTTGGGAAAGTTCCCAGATAAGCAGGTCATTTTTTCCACCTACAGCCACGAGCTCAGCGCCAACATGAACCGAGAGGCGCAAAGGATTATTGAACACCCGAGTTACATGGAACTCTTCCCGGAAACTAAGCTCTCTGGAATGAACGTTCGTACGGCCTCTCAGACGGACTTCCTCAGAAACTCCGATTGTTTTGAAATCGTGGGGAGGCAAGGCAGTTACCGTAATGCCGGCATCGGGGGCTCTCTCACTGGCTTCGGGATGAATGTGGGCATTATCGATGACCCCTTCAAGAACAAGGAAGAAGCTGATTCCACGATCATTCGTGACAAGGTTTGGAATTGGTACACGACCGTCTTCCTGACCCGGCTTGAGAAGAATGGACAGATCCTGCTCACGATGACCCGGTGGCACGAGGACGACTTGGCAGGCAGGATCCTCACCGAGATGAAGCGGACCAACAACGCCGACGGCTGGATGGTTCTTTCTCTCCCGGCGATCTGCGAGAAAATCCAAGACGATGACCCCAGGAAAATAGGGCAAGCCCTGTGGCCCAACAAGTACGACACCAATGCGTTGGCCTCTTTTCGTAGAAGCCTGGGGAGTCGGGACTTTTCCGCCCTTTACCAGCAGCGCCCAACGGCAATGGAGGGTGGGATCATCAAGAGAGACTGGCTGCAACACCATGCCCACCCCTGGGAGCACTTCGACCAGCAGATCACGAGTTGGGACATGAGCTTCAAAAAGACCCAGGACTCGAGCTTCGTCGTGGGCCAGGTCTGGCAATCCCGAGGCGCTGAGCGTCAATTGGTTTACCAGATCAGGAAACGCATGGGCTTCACAGAAACGCTTAAAACCTTCCAGGAGGTCGTTTCGCGGTTTCCTGATGCCACCGCTCATCTTGTTGAGGATAAGGCCAATGGGCCGGCGATAATCGCTGCCCTGGAGGCTTCTGTATCAGGATTGATCCCGGTCCAAGCCGACGTCAGCAAAGAGGCACGACTCAGCGCAGTGGCCCCGCAGTATGAAGCCAACCAAGTCAGCATACCCCATTCGGGGTCAGGGGCCTGGGAAGGGGAGTACGACGACGGCATGAACTACGAAGAAGAGATATGCACTTTCCCCAATGGTCCCACCAACGACCAATGCGACGCCAGTAGCCAGGCCCTGGCCTGGATGCGGGACAATTCGAACCAAGTGGGCGGGGCGTACTTGGTGAAGTACTAAGTAGTTCCACGTGAAACATTTGAGAATAACCACTTAACTTGACAAGGATTTGTTGTAAGACCACCCGCGTGATACGCTACTATCAAGAAGTGGGAGGTGCCGAAATGCAACCAGCTAACTTGCAATTGGTTCATCCCGACAACAGTGTGACCCGGATGATTCTGCTCATCGGAGGAGTAGACATCCCGGCTCTCGAGGCATGTCCGGCCTGCGGTTCACCAACACTGAAAGACATCGACACCAACCGGATCGGCTGTACACATTGTCGGTTGACCCTAGATAAGTCGTGCCATACTCAAGAATGAGTGGGACAAGACCAAAAGACTCCGCCTAAGCCCTACGTCCAATTCAAGGGACAAGCCACTGCCGTTCTCGAGCAGATGCTGCAGTACACCCTGAACATGGGCAACGACGAACTCAAGAAGGCGCTCCAAAAAGCTGAGATGTATTACACCCGACTGAACGTCATGGGTAAGTCCATGCACCACGCCCAAGAAGCACTCATGGAATTCTGGGCACCTGAGATTCAGGAGTCAGTCGCTCTTATTCACCGACTTAAGAACGCGTCTTATGTGATGGCGAAGACCTCCGAGATTGAGGCAATCGCAAGGGTCAACCCAAACATCAGAGCTAAAAGTCTTACAAGTGCAGAGGTATCGAAATCCACAAGTAGGACAGCATTTTCTGGAAGTGTCGAGGACAGAGTCCACCTCGCTTATGAGGGGCTCGCTTTCAAGATTGCTCGTGCGATTCGAATAGGCCGTCTCCTGGGTGAACCACCTCTCAACATCGTCAAGCGTATCCGGAATTCTTTCCCCGAAAATCGTGTCATCAAGCACGGTCGCAGATCCCTCGCTAAACCAAAAATCATGGAGGCCGACATCAAAGTCAAGGCCGCGCGTGATGCCGTCGCCAATGACTTCTACGACCAGTCCGAGTGGAACGACATGATCGAACTCTACCAAGACTCCGAGCTCTGGGAAGGCCGCTTCGGTGAACAGAAAGTTGAAGGCGTTGATCGCTACAAGTTCCAGTTCGAGCAAGAGGCCACGGAGGAATTCGTTGCCCAGGTGAGAGCCGGAGAAATACAAGCAGCCAAGGATCAGGGAATTGACGACTTCGTGTGGGCAACCATAATTGACCGCGTTACATGTGAAAACTGTTGCGCAAAGCGGGATGGCCTCTTAACCTCGGAGATAGAGAAGAAGCTCGACACCGTGTGGAAGAACGACGAATGCAAGGCTACCGTTCCTCCAGCACATCCTAATTGCAGGTGCCAAGTTCTTCCAGTATCGTCTGAGTTCGTTCCGAAGTCCGAAGACGTCACTTACACGGGGATAGATGAATGGCTCGAAAGCCCATAAAGCAAGAACCACCCACCGCGGCGCTCATCCCCTTATTTCCAAAGTTTCGAGAGTACGACAAAGAGTTCGATAACTCCCAGGTCTTCTATCGCTCGATGTCGGAGATCATCAAAGACGCCGAAGCCAATAAGACCGAGATCATGGCCTCGCTCATCGAGGTCAACAGGAACACCTACAAGTATCGATCCAGCAACTACGGCCAGACAAAATTCATCGAAGCTTACAAAAAATATGAGTCACAGGTTTCAGAGCAGTTGTCCCAACTGCGTGAGGGATGCGGGTCGTTCGATTCTTTCGGAGTGGCTGGAGGATCAGGAGGACTGGGACTTGTTGGTAATGATTTCGTCCCCCTGTTGGCTGGACCCATTAATAAGCAGCAGTACTTGCAAGATTATTTACAGGGACAAGCCGAGTGTTTCTTCGCTTACCACCATGATCCTTTTTGTCGAGGTGCCGTCAATGTTCTGAAGCACTTCACCATCGGCAAGGGATATCGCGCCGACTGCGAAGACAAAAAGGCTCTCGCTCTTTGGAAGGCGTTCGAGCAAGTGAACAAGATCCCTGATCTCCTGAATTACATGGCCATCGAGCTCCCGGTTCAAGGTGAGATCATGGTCTACTGGTTGCCGCAGGGAAAAACTTTTCTCAGCATCGACAACCCAGCAGCCCTCGAAGCCCCTAAGGGAGTCATTCCCCGAGTCAGACTGCTTGACACCTCGGCGATTTGGGAAGTAATCACATTGCCGGAGGACATAAATGAAGTCTTCGCGTACCAGCAAGTCTACATCTCGCAGTGGCAAACCTACACCACGCAAGTCAAGGGAACGTCTGTACCAACTTCTAAAACAATCATTAGACAGATCCCAGCTTCCGAAGTCGATCACTACAAGCTTAACTGTCTATCGGGAGAAAAACGGGGACGCTCTGATATGTATCCCGTTCTCGGTTTCGCTAAAAGGCTTCGGGACACTATCCAGTACTCAGTGGTCCAGACTCAGAAACAGGCTGCATTTTCATTTGACACCATGGTTGATGGAGCTCCAAGCGATGTGCAAGCCTATTCCCAAGCAGTCAAGAACCTCGGCCAAATGCCGGAAGCAGGCACCGAGTTCATCCACTCCAAGAAAGTAACCCGAACACCCGTCTCTTTCTCTGGCAGCTCCACGCAGCAAACCTCGTTTGAATGGTGCCTCTCCGCATTTTGCGCAGGAGTGGGCATTCCCATGAACTTCTTGGGCACTCACCTTTCCGGTGGGCAGACGCGCGCAAGTGCCCTCACCGCAACGGAACCAAGCTACAAGCGATTCGAAGAACGACAACTGCTTTACAAAAAGATCCTGACCGACATGTCTCAGAGATTGTTCAAACAAAACGGCATCAACGCCACGATGGAATTCACTTTTCACGATCTGCTTAACCAAGATCGCACAGCCAAACTCAATCAACTCTTGCTCACCCAGGAGGCGGGTTGGTTCAATAGGGAGCGGTGCGCAAACATGGCAGCATCGGAAATGGCAGTGGGAGACTTCAAGTTTGATCAAGAACACGCCGACAAGCCTGTCGAAGAAGAACCTCGCCCGATTTCAGAACCATCGACCGTGGCGCCGTCTGGTGGAGTCTCGGGCAGGCAACGATCAGAAGTAAGGGGTCAGGCTTGAGTCTAAAAAACCAGATCGAAGCCGTTCGAGAACTGTGCAAAAATCTGGGTGTTTACGCACCTACCTTCGAAGAATTCAAAGCCAATCCAGACAAGTGGCGAGTTCCTGTTGATCACGTTTTCACATCCGTCGACGAGTCCACTAACGTGGGACGCAAGCTCATCGAGAAACAAAAACTCTATTACCAATGCCTATCCGGCAAAACCTATGAATGCTCCTCACTTGACGCCGTAGAGAAACTCGCTAAGGATGAAGGGGTATCTAAGGGAATGCTGGATTACGTGCCAGGATGGGAACCCACGAAGGGTGGACGGGGGAATTCGATTGTTGTGTTTTACTGCAAACACGATCCCAATCGACCCAACAACAACCCACAATTCAAGCACGTCTTCAAAAAGCCCAGGGGGAAATGATTGAGATCAAGAGAAGCCGATAACACTACCGCCGCGCCACAGTTCACACGCAAGGCGAAGTCTGGCATTCTTTCTCTCAAGGACTTCCGCAAGCGGAAGACCCAGGAACGTACTGCTAATCCAAAAGAATCGCAGAGACTCACGTTTCTCAACCTGAGGATGACCGAAAGTGATTCGGGTGTTGCTAAACCATCTCGTTTCCGCGTTGTGCTTATTCGCGAGGGACTGGGCAATCTGGCCGATGGATACTACTATCCAGCCGAAGCACTCGAGGAGGCTGCACGCAGTCAGCTCTTCGAAGGCAAAAAGATCTA